ATATTACTTTGTCCTGCCGCTGGAGTTCCTGTACCTGTAATAACTGCATTACCCAATTCATCGTGTAATTCATTAAGGGCAAGTTTTACATTATTTGTGTTAGTAAATTTAGCATTTAAAGTTCCAACATCAAGTACACCACCAACAGTTAAGTTAGTAGAAATGTCTGCATTACCATTTAAATCTAAATCACCATCTAGGGTTGTACCATTTAGTGTAGTATTTCCATCTACATTTAATGCACCATCAATTTGTGTATTACCTGTTGAAGCCGTTACGTTAAATTTATCAGCACCTACTCTTAGATTTCCATCAATTCCAGCAGTACCATCAACTTCTAAAGTTCCATCAATCTGGGTATTACCACTAGAAGCCGTTACATTAAATTTGTCTGAACCTACTCTAAAGTTTCCATCCACACCCAATGTACTGTTCATTTCTACAGCACCATGTAAATCAGATGTGCCAGAAACATCCACATTTCCGTTAAGGTCTAGGTTTCCATCTATTGTTGTTCCGTCTAGGGTTGTTGCACCATCAACATCCAAATTACCATGTACTGTTGCATTGGTTGAAACATCGACTGAACCATTTAAATCTAGGTTTCCATCAATAGTAGTTCCATTAAGAGTTGTTGAACCGTCAACATTTAAATTATTATCTACATCTAAATCATTTTCTATTGTAACATTATTATTAAATGTAGCATTTGCTCCATTACCAGTAAGCATTGTGGTTGAACCAGATTTAACAACTATATTACCACTACTATTTGTTAATGTACCATATTGAGTGCCGCCATCTTTTAGAACAATATCGGAACCATCAGCATCTAAAATAATGTCATCACTTGAATCAATAGTAAAAGTTCCAGAGGTTACATTAAATGCATTTGAACCTGCAGTAATTTCGTGAGTAGAGGCATCAAATACTGCCTCGATTTCATTTATAGCATCTACAAGGTTACCAGATACTGTAGTAAGGTTTTCTGTAATACCCACGTCATCTTGTAATTCATTAACGGCCTCTATAAGATTCATAGAGAATATTTTAATGTCATCATTAGCCGATGCTGGGGTATTTAATTCAATTACATTTCCTCTAGTCGTATCTCTATTAAAAAGTTCACTGTGATTTGCACCAGCAATAGTAGAAGATGAACCATCTAGTTTTATTTGAGTTCCAGCATTAAAAGAACCTGTATGATTTTTTAAAAGTATTCGGGTTGATGTTGTACTTAATATTGTACCACTAAAGGTGGCCGATGCAAGGTTTGATCCTTGATAAATTGTAGAACCTTCTATAAAGTCTGTAATAGTAGGATTATTTGAAAGATTAATATATCCACTATTATTTGCAACGTGGAAACCACCAGCATTGAGGTCTTGGTTTATTTCTGTTCCATTAACATAAACCCTAACCACACCAACCGGATATGCCTCTGCAATAATTCTTGCAACATTTGAAGAACTAATAGTATCTGTACCAGCTGTAAGGTCTTGTGAAGTATTAAATGTACCTGTTGAATTCTTTACGAGAATTTTAGTAGTAGATGAAGACACAATAGTCGCACTATAACCACCACTTTGTGTTAAAGTAATTCCTGCATCGAATCCTGAAACAGATGGAGAACCTGTAAGTATAATATATCCGCCAGTATTGTCCAGAGTTTCTTCAGGTTTAATTTCAAACAATACAGATTTTGTATTATCATCTAGGCCATCAAATAATGTACTACCTGCACTAACATTATCATAATTAAATGTTTTATCTTTGAGAGATGCATTTAATTGTTCGTTGTCACCTAAATGTAAAGATACCTCATTAGACTTCTGTCTAAATTCCTCAAAGGTATTTGACTTTAATACTCTTGTTTCTTTATTGGCCATTATTTGCTACCTAACTTTTTTAACAATGATTTGATCTCTGCAATATCATCTTTTATTAACTGTAATTCTTGCTCTCTTTCTTTATTAACAGCAAGTTGTGCTCTTCTAGCCTGTATTGCAGTTCTATTAGTATTTATAACTGCTTGAGAAGTGGTATCCTTAATTAAGTCAGGATTGTCTTTTATTTTCTTAATTCTTGGCATAATAATTCCTATGTTGATGCAATTGCTCTAAAATCTTTCACTAAAGGTACTGTTGAACTATTGCTGGATCGAAGCACGATTTTAAATTGCATAGTACCAAAACTTCCTGTAGGATCAATTGAATATTGCACCTCTTTAAATACAGATGGGTTATCATTTACTTGAATTGCCTCATTTGGAGTGGCAGCAGTCCACGATTTATCAGCAATTTCCACACTTGAACCACCTTCTAATACTCTCCAGTATAAGTCAACTGCTGCAGATCTTGGTCTATTAACATTAATAAATACATCAATCTTATCGGCCTCTTCGGCAAGTTCTACTTTCTTAGTTATATATCTTGCCAATTGGTTACCGCCAGTTGAAGACAATTCATCACCTACTGTATTATCAATAATTCTATTTTGAATACAGAATAATGATGTTCTGTTCATATCAATAATAGGTGATATAGTATCTTTGGTTGTATTAAACACACATCTCAAATTAAATGTTTTTGTACTTGAGTTTGCATTAGAAGCAATTGATTTTGGTGTTGCAAATGTCACGTTCTGATTTGCAAGTACTTCTCCTTCTGTCGATGCAACTTCTGTTTCACTATACGGTGTCATGAAGTATCTAATGTTTGTCCCTGGAACTGCCAATGCCTGAATAACTGGTCTTACTACATCCATTTGTTGATTTTCTGTAGCATAAACTCCTGAACCACCTCCAGAACCTGTTGCACTAGCAGTATCTGAATTACTTGCAGTAAACTGATAAGTATCATGTGTTACACTAGTAATTGAGTGACTACCATTAATATTTTCCGCGGCTATTCCATTAAATGCAGCTGCACCACTAATTACCACTATAGGATTATTTGCATTTTGCATACCATGGTTTTTGTGCTGTACTGTAATTACTCCACTACCACTAGTAGTTGACATAGGGTTAAGAGGTAAAAGTCTTGCAGGAACACTATCATGCACTAAGTTTAATTCACCACCTGATCCACTAAAGACACATCTTTCTAATGTAAATTTAAGGTCTCTACTTTGTTCTGGAGTCCATGTAGAAGCGTTCTGTGAAGTAAAGAATACACCACCGTATGGTTGTTTTGTAATTCTATTATTTGGGTTTGTCTTATCAAATCCGCCCATCTCAGCAACCCATGCCTCATAATTATCAGACTGTGCCATAATAACAATTGCGTATTCTTGGTTTTGAGCCAAGTAAATAGGATGATCAAATGTAATTGTAGTTGCTGCAGATGCATCCGAACTTGTATTAACACTAGATGGATAAACTACTTTATCGGCACCTGGGACAATCTTTTGAGTAGGAATACCATTCTCTACTGACCTGATGCTTACCCTCACAGGAATTAATGGGTCTTTGGTATTAAAATATAAATTAAGAGACTTACAGAATATACCACCATCTGTATCAATTAAGAATGTCTGGGCAAGTGGATCTACCCATTCAGTTCGTGTACTTACTGTTGTGTCTACTATTGTTCTACTGGCGTTTAATTCCGTAGTCACGAATGATGGAACCTTAGTAGATAGAATTTCTTTTTGTACTGACTCGATTAGACCTTCTGCATGGAATTGCGCTTCTGCAAAAGTTGTTTCACTACCATCGCTAGAATTATTTGTAGGAGAATCAGTTAATTTAAATGTTCTTGTTCCTGTTTTAAATCTTAAGGAACTATTTCTAGGTATTACAAACGACCCCTCGATTCTACCTGTTGAATCTGATATCAATGCTGTACTTCCAGCTGGGTGAGTAGTCGCACCTTCATATGTTACCACGTCTGTTCTTCCGGAAAATTCTTGGAAAGTTTCTTCTCTACAATATGTTGAAACATCAGTATTATTAAAGAATGGATAAACTTTAGTATCAGGTTTTAGTAACTCTGCTTTAAAGTAAATCTTTCTTGATCTCATAAATGGCACGAAGTTGACTTCTACTACCTTAGACCCTAATTCTTTATTAACCGTATCGGCTGAAATAGAAGTAGTAAGACCAGTCCTTGATTGTTGTTCAGTAACAGTTACTGCAGTAGTTGTTTGAGTTCCTAATCTACCACCACGGCCAGGTGCTCTAAATCTTCCTCGTTGTTCTTCACCAAAATCCCACCAGAAATCACCACCACGACCACCTCCAGTAATTCTTTCAACACTTACGTCGGTTTCAACTCCAGTCCAATTTGTTTCCCATTCGTTCCATACTGTTCCTAATATACCAGTTTCTTCTGCCATGGCCACGAATTGATCATATAAGCCCTCGTCATTAATAATAACATCTGGCCTAACATCAGTTTCTTTCCATTCATCGGATTCGGGTGATAGTGTAATCATACCACTCCAAGTAAATACATTATAAGGATTCACATTAACAGCAACAGATGAATATGGCTGATTAATATAATTAGCAGTTGTATGTGGTAGTGTGCATAAAGATGCATTCTGTACTACGGTTCCAGTATCTCCTGGTTTACGAATTAAATTAATATTTCTTTCATCGAATTTAGGTCTTAAAGTACCAGTTGATTTATCTATGGCAATTTCATAATCTGGATTAGCAGTATCGCCAACATTATGGCCTCTAAATCCATCTACAACAAATCCGTTCTTTGTTCTACTAAAATTACCACTATCAAATAATTGAGTATTTGCCGCTTGTTGTTCCAATAAAGAAAGTGATGTATAATATTCTAGGTTCTTGACTCTCTTATCAATAGCACCAATATCTCGCATGGTGTATCTTTTATTATCAATAAGTCTAGGAATAACATCACCTACGTCAAATACGTATGGGGCAAGTTTTAAGTCATATAATCCCATCGAATCATCCGGTGCTGCAGGAGCCTTAGGATTATCAGATGGTACACCTTTTTCAGTTTTAATTTCGCCTTCTTTTGTAATATATAATTTGTCAATTCTAGGCATATAATATTTAATGAACATTGAAATTGCATGAGAAGGATCCGGTGCAAAAGAAAGTGCCGCACCGGTACTTGTAAAGTCATTTACTGTATCTGCCTTTCTTGGTCTAAAGTCTATACAATCTCTTAATTCTACAAGACCTTGGGCAGAGTTAAATGTAGGAATACTATCATAGTCTGCAGGTGGATATGAGTCAACGGTAAAGTAATCTCCTGCACCATGTGTATAATAATCAAAGGTAATAGTGAGGTTACCAGATACTGGTGATGTACCAGCATTCTTTATAATCTTACCAGTGTCATAAAAGTTGTCTCTTTGGCCATTGTCAAGAGTAAATCTCTCAGTTACGTCAGTACCTGTTGCATCTACTACACTAACAATTCTAATAATATCTGCCTTATTTAAATTATAAGAAATTCCGTCAGGGTTTACTACTTGGTTTGTTACTACAGCATTATTTTGTCTAAGTTTTTCTTTCTGTACTTTGTCCGAACCATCAACCTCTACATCTGCAAGAGCACGAACTGCAGTACCATTAGCTGCAGATACTGAGAAGGTTAATGAGGTAACACCGTCATTGCTACTACCCACAAAGGTAGGAGTTGTATCAAGTACAGTAGTACCAACCGAAATCATTGTTGCAGTATTTACATTTGTAAAATGGCCTTCACCTAAAGGTATACTAATAGTACATTGGTTAGATGTTACGGTTGTACTAAAATCTCTTTTTACTGTGTATTCAGTAGTATTTGCAGATCCGTTATAAAGGGTATTAATGGCAGTATATGGAAGTTTAAATACTAAACCATTATTACCAATATCAAATCTTAATGCAGTTGCATCTGAAATATTACCTTTAAAATTAATTCCATTAGCCGCAGTTTGTTGAAAGCTTTCTACTGCACTAAAGTCTCCATTTGCCATGGCAATATCAAATAAATGTAATCGAATTTCATTACCGATTTTTTCCATGGCTCTTACACGTGCAGCACCAACAGTAGAACCAGTTTGATTAGGGCCACTATATAAATCCATTGGAGTAAACGTAGATAAATCTGGAACTCCAGTAATACTTGATTCTGTAACTCTTACATAATTACCTACAGGTGTTGCAACATTTGCATTAGCATCAATGTTAATAGAATCTGAAGCATCTCTGGGTTTATCAATAATGATATATTTTGTAGCAATATTTTCATTTCTAAAACCTTGTACATAAGACACCCCAGGTTCAACACCTATTGCAAGTTTAGCAGCATCACCGCCGTTAGCACTTATTAAATATCCGTTATTAGTGCCGTCGTCAAGATGCTCTTTAATATCCAACTGATATGGTTTAACTGCATAGTTACCAGATTCTTCAAATGTTCTTCTGGCCAATCTTTTAGATAATTCAGTACTTACATTTGTTGCATCTGTCTTATCAACTTGTGTAATTCCATTTTCAATTCTTAAAAGAGTTACATAATTTGTGTTTGAACTATTAAGATTTGTGAGAGATTCTTTAACAAGAGTTGTTGAAATTTTATATCTTGTCGCGCCAGGTGCAGCCTCGTTAGGAGTACCTTGCGCATTATCTTTAAGTGTTACATCAACATCGGTATCAACGATTGTCTCAGAGACATTAAGACCTACTGTATATGATGGAGTATTAGTATATTTGTCTAAAATTAGAGAAGCGGCTGGAACATAAATAAATGTACCAGAAATAAAGTAAACACCTTCTTCTATATTTGCACTGGATCCCTGTCCGGTGGGAGTTCCTGTGCTTTGTACTTTACCGTAATATGTGGTCGATCCATCACTTTGGAATTCTTCACCTGCTGCAAATGTAGCAATGTTTCTATTCGATCCACCCTTATTGATATACTTTATATAAAGAGTGTTTGGGTCAGAACCATCAGATGCAACTATTGCAATAACTTTAGCTTTAAGTTGAGTGCCCGAACTAGCAGAACCGGTAATAGTAGTACCCACAAAATTAGAAAGATAACCATCTGAATTAAGTGTACCGCCTACTGTATGTGTAAATGCCGAATCTATTTTAATAAAGTCATATTCGGTATTAACCGTTACTTTACCCCCTACAACCCTGGAGCCATGTTTGAAGGCATACTGGCCAAATCTATCAAGTTGCGCCTGAAGTGCAGTTTGCATTTGAGTAAGTTCTCTTGCTTGTACTGCATACCCAGGACGATATAGAATCCTATGATAATTCTTTGTTTCATCAAAGTCATCATAATAGGGCGCTATAGAATAATTTTTGATTGTAGTTGTGCTCATGTTGTCCTTTCTCTTTTTAGTAATACACTAATATGTATATTAGAATTCAATAATAACTTTAATATCTTCAATCTGTGTAGTTGTTCTATTAATAGGGTTTCTATTCTCCAAGAACATAATATCTCCTGTACCAGGATGCACTTCAGGAGTACCTAATGCATTAGAACTTTCTAGTGCTCCTGCAGTATTACTTGTTTGTCCTGTAATAGTCTCTCCGCTTTGGAATGCCTTATAACCAGTTTTTGAATTCTGATGATAATAGATATATCCAGAACCAGAATCAATTTCTACAACATATGCCTGTGCACCTGATGTACCTCCAACAATTAATTCATCAACTTGATAATCTGTTACTGTAACACCACTAGAAAAGTCCAAATATTTTAATGCCTTAAGAGTACTTGCAGTTGCTACTGCACCTGGGCCATATAATTTTGGATTTCTAATAAGTGTAACCTGTCTGAAATCATTACCTACTGTAAGGTCATTATTTTCAGTACCAGTTAATTGAGTATTAAGACCAATAAAGAATGCTCCCAATTCCTTAATAGGTTGAGTGCCATGTCCAAGTTCGGGTGCAATAACTGCTCTTGCAGCTGCATCTCCAGAACTGAAAGTAATGTCAGCAACTGTATAATTAGTGCCTTTATTATTTACTGTGATACTTGCAACAGTTTGGTTAGATCCACTACCACTCATAACTGCTGTAGCAGTAGCGCCTGTTCCATCTCCAGAAATAGTAACAGTAGGTGTTACGGAATAGGTACCTCCGTCTGTTACTTCAATTCTTTCAATACCAGCGGCTGTAGTTGACTGTACTGAAGCCTTTTGGTTTAGATATTGTGCATAATCTGCCTCAGATAATGCGGCCTCTGCAGTACTATCACTAGAGTAATCGGATGACTGCCCTCCTGCTCTAGGATCTACTGTTTTAACTGGCATATAAGAATTGGTTAAAAATTTCTCTGCATCTGCAACAGAAATGGTATACATATATTTCCAAATATATCCATCCGATTCTGCCTGAGGATCAGTAAGAGTTTGAGTAGGTTGAACAGTAGATACTGAACCACCTGCCTTAATACACTTATAAACCTTAAATTCTGAGGTTACAATATAGAATTTCTTATCGAAGATTGAACCATCATCAGAATCCCATGCATAATAACTCGTATCTGATGCCCAAGTGTATCTTGGCACTACATGCGAGATATCTGCCGCTCCTATTAATTTCATACCAATCATGTTTTGGTATGCCTCACCTAAGCCGTCTAATGCATCAACCGGAGTAAATGGTGTAGTATCGGTTGTATCTGATGTTGTTAAAGACCAAACATCAGATTTACCAATTCCCACATATACACTGGTATTAGCATCAGCGACATCTTCCTTAAAATTTTCGGCATTTACTACCCTAAAATTTGATGTTACTATTGCAGTCATTTTTCTATTTCCTATTAATTAGTATGAATAAAAGAATTCACATTATATTTATTTATATTGGTTGTATCAGTACTTTGGATTTGTACGTCTCCAAATACCTCTATCCTCTCGTTAAAATCAAACTTCTTAGTTGAATCAAGATATGTATTACCTTTTAAATTAAAATAATTATTGTCAGGTTGAGTTCTTGATCTGTCTAGCAAATGGTTAAGATATAAAATGAGGATTGGTCTAAGATCCTTTCCTCTAATCTCATTATTTGCATTTGAGTCGATTCTTAAAATTGGATCAGCAGTATAGCCAGATCCAGGAGTAGGAATTTGTACTCCAGTTATTTCTCCTTTATGTATTTTAATATTACCCTCAATTGCACCAATTCTTTCTCCTTCTGGTAATGCTAAATCATCTGTTTCCTCTTGTGCAGTATATAGTATATTATCAGGCGCGATTGTGAAATTAGCAGTTGCCTGTACGTTAGAAGATAGTAAGACACCATCGGCATCTGTTGCAGTAGGTTCTGATACAATAATCGAAGGAGCAGTTCTATAATTTTTATCTGCACCTCCAGCAATTTCTATAGAGGCCAATGAACCAGCATTAGGGTTAGCCGCTACATTTCCAAATGCAGATGCATAGTTTGCACCCGGATTCGTTATATTAACTGTATCAATTTCTAATCTGCCCTTAGAGTCGATACCTATTGTAATAGTTGCAGTAGTAAGAGTATTACCACTTGTTGGTTGTCCGTTAACGGTAATGGTAGGAGCAGAGGTATATCCAAAACCAGCATCTCTAATTTCTACACCACCTATTTGACCATCCGTTTTAGAGGCAGTAAATGTGGCAGTAGTGCCTGTAAATGAATGAGTTGTCCCACTACCTACAGATGTAATATTAATAATAGACCCACCACTTGTTGCTGATAGGGTAATTAATCCAGCTGCAGATGACAATACATAATATTGATTACCTGATACTAAACCACCAATTGATGTACCACCACCCGAATCATAAGTTACTTGTGATCCTGGAGGGAGCGCCTCTTGTTGTTCTGTAGTAAGTAAAATTGTATCGTTAGTCACATCCACTATTGGAGCAGTACTACCATCAAATATAATTGGAGGTGGTGCAGCTGCAGTTACTGATGGACTTTGGAAATCTTTACCACCATTGGATATTGTTATACTATCAATACCACCATTTAACAATGTCGTAGTAAATGTAGCAGGAGTATGTCCTGCAGGTACACCAAGATCTGTTGAACTAATTGTTGGAGAAGTTAAATATCCACTTCCCGGATTAGTTATATTTACCGTAGTAATTACACCATTATTAATGCTTAGTGCAATTGCTCCATGTTTATGTATTTTACCTTGTATGGATGGTAAGAACACTGAAGCAAACATTTGTACGAGTAATGGGATGTCCTCTAAGCCAATTGCACCAGGTTGTCTGTCTGGCATTGCTGAGAGTACTTTACGAATTAATGTATCACCTTCTGTAGTATCTTCACCTAATATTGCTTTGGATAATTCTATAATCATTAGAATTTCTCCAAAGAATTTAAATCCAGCAGGGTGTACTAATCTATTAAATACATTTTCCCAAGTAGAAACGTTCTGCCCTGTTCTAATCAGATATGAGAATTTTTGGTATCGTAATGAATCTTGTAATCGAATTACGTTAGATAATTGGCCTTTATTATCCAGATACTGACCACCCCTTGGTAGTGCAGGATTTACATCCCAATTACCAGATGAAGGTATTAGTGTTTTATCCCATGGGTATTGTACTTCCACTTCATCGTTAAACAATAGTCGGAAAAAGATTTCAATAGAATCTGCAGATCCCCTTACCTTATAATAGTCAATAATATTTTTATAAAGGTTTCTTTTATTAACTGTAATATCCCTTGGAATTACTGATGCGATTTCTTTTTGCATTAACTCCAAATATTTTTGGCTATTAGAATCAATGTCCATTGCCCTTTCAATATTATTCATTACATGAGATGGCCCAGGGCCTACCCAATGTTTTACAGGAGTAGTTAATCTTGCAGTCCCCCCATTATAAGAATCAAGACCATTAACTTGAAATGTTTTACCTATTTCCGAAGTTAAATTTGCCAAAGACCCAGGTAATTCATTACCGTTCGATATATTAACATTAATATCAGTAAGAGGTATATTTACTATTGAACCCGAAGCTGTTGTAATTTGTAAAGTAGAATCTGCTCCTTGTTCATCAGTAAAGAATTCGTCATTTTCATTTTTTGGATCTGAAATTCTAAATACTGCTTTTCCATCAAGTACTACATCTTCAAATGATTCATTCTCTGCATAAATAAATTCATCCAGATTCATAAAAGTATAATATGCCTCTAATAGGTTTTTTATACCTTCTGAATTTTCTAGTATCTCTGATGGTATGAGTGAATCAATTCTTAATTTTTCTTTACTCTTACGAGTAGTAGATGCAGTTAATTCAACATACCCAGGGGATGATACATCATTTGTCCAGTGAGAATCTCCAGCCATTATCTTAATCTCGATGGTGTGGTGTAATTAATTGTACCAGTAGAACCTGAAACAGAAATCGTGTCAACACTTGGAGTAATTTGAACTCTGAGTGGATCAATTGCAATTAACTGATCTCTTTTAGGTGCAAGATCCAATGAATTTGGTGTGATGGTAATTCTAATCGGATCTGTATTATATGAAGTAAAATTATTTAAGGTAACTGTGCCTTTATCTGGATCAATAAGTCCAGCATCATTAACCACCGTGACATTTACTCCATCAACAATTTTGTAAATAATTACTTGTCTGTTTACTGTACCAGCAAGTGGTATATCTCCAAAGTAGTGTTCAATACTTGAAGAATATGCCAGTTTAAATGAAGTTGATGATAAAATAAAATCTATACTAGCGCCACTCTTATAAAATGGTGAGGTAAATTTTAAGGTAAAGTTATTTGCACCTTCAGTTATAGAAGGCGTAATATTCATAAACATATAAGGACGTACAGTTGAGTTTTGTATTGCAGGATCCGAATTATCAATTAATGATGTTAATTGAGAGTGTCTGAATACACCATCAAACTTATTTAGGTTATTAAAATTATAATCTGAAATTGTATCTCTGACAACCGATGTTAATTCTACTGCAGTTCTATCTGTAAGATTGGGGTTATATTTAAAGAACACATCGAGTTCCAAATATGTATAGTTTGGATCCACAATTTCTGGAGTAATAGATACTACGTTCTTACCCTTTAATATAGTACCCGTTATTTCATCCTTTTCTGCCTGTGTTAAAGTTTCTGCAATAATAGGTTTGATAGAAATATATGCAGTACCATAGTCAGGTGGATCGTTATCTTCTCCGCCCCAACATGAAATGGATGAAATATTTGTAAATTCTCTTTGAATAATTGCTCTATAATCGTCAGAAGTAACTGCTCTATTCTGTGATGTAAATGTAAGAGGAGCATTAAATCTAATTGATTCGGAAGTTTCTTGTTCTGAACCACCTACAGCTGCCGTTACGGTAGTGACGGATGAAGTGCCAAATCCTCCAATAGAATCTGAAAGAGTAAATACATTTGCTCCATTTGATTCTGCACCCTCGGTATATACATAGTCCAAAGTAATAATATTATTGTTATTTGGCTTCTTACCTGTAACTCCATCTCCAAAATATATTTCAAAATAATTAGATGAATTTTCTTGTAAGTAATAAACCTGTGATGTAGAATTCACATTTAATAGTGTTTCAAATCTTGTATAAATGTCAAATGAGGACGATTCTTCGTTTTCTTGCACACGAACTCTAAGTGTACTCGTATCTGCATCTTCATCAGATAATTGAAATTTTTGGTTTTCTATATCATTATCAACTCTATACCTTAATGACTTATAATACCCCTGTGCAATATCCACATTATTAAATGAATATGTTTTTGTAGGTGGGTTTGTTGTAGTATCAACAATAAGTGTTGCAGTTTGTGTTTGTAGTGTTACGTATTGATATTGTTCTTGTGCAACAGAAGTACTTAATTTAGTGCCTCTATTCATTGTAAGCGTATTAGGTAAAGTACCAACTTCTGATGTAACATCAATAACAACATTTACTTTTGCTCTAGGCGCAAGTACCGAACGTGGTACATAACCTAAAAGTTTTGCTCTTGTAACTACATTACCACGAATTTGTGCTGAGTCCAAGAATGCCTCGTTTAAAGAAAAGTGAGCAGCAACGGCATTATAGTGAGTATTATATGCTAATACATCGAGAAGGGTACTTAAACCAGAACCTTCAAAATCATAACCGTTAAACTCTGATTGAGTTTTTAAATAATTTTTTAGATTCTGTTTAATCTGATCAAAATCTAGCTCTGTTACATTTAAATTACTCGCCATATTTTACCTTAACCTTCTTAACACGATTTCAACATCTTGTCTAGTGTCGTGTTCTTTAATTTTAAAATTTACCGTAATACGATATGCATTTTGGTCATCCATGTATAATACACGAATATTTTTAACCTGTACTCTCTGTTCGTATTTTCTTATTACCCTTCTAATATTTTCTTTTATAGAAATTTCAGTAATTGCATCTGCAGGTTCAAAGAGTAGAGCTCTTAAATTTGCACCCTTATCTTTACTAAAAGGTCTTTCATAAAAATTTGAGATAAGCAAATTCTTTACAGCATTTTTAATTGCATTATCATCCTTTAGAGGCATAATATCCTTTCTAATGGGATGTAGTTTTAAAGACAAGTCTAAATCTCTCCATCCCTTAATACGAGAAGTGATTTTTGCCTTAGTCAAATCACCGATAATACTTTTATCGGATAATATCTTTGTTGAACCTGTAGTTGCCATATAACTATTTATACACTTTTATTCAAGGATTATAAGAACCTGGTCGCCTTCTTTTGTAGAATTATCAAGTCGAAGTATAGTATTTATTACTGTCCAATGTACTGTCTTGCTGTAAGGTTCTTCGACTATTGTATGTTGTGCAACTCCATTGACAGTAACGAGAGTCGGAGTACCACCTGGGAATACAAAATCTGTTTGACCTTCGGACGCTGTATATTCATGTATATCCGGACTGTCTGGATCTCCAATCATCACAGTTGTTACAGGAGATAAATTCGGAAGTGATGTTGCAGTTGCACCTATAACACCAGTAATAATTTGTTCAGTACTGAGTGTAATACTACTCGGTAAACCAATTAATTTTAAGAAATCGCAGAACGTAAATGTAATCCATTCTATAAGAGCACCAAGTCCAATAGCCTTAAAGAATTTTTGTACTAATTGCATCCATTCTTGTATAAGATATTTAGGCCATTCTTCTCCAAAGTTTTTCAGTCTTCGTTTAAACCTATCCATCTTTCTTTCCATACTCTCAACAAAGTCATTAGGTTCTCCACCCAATAAATCCATAAGAGAATAACCTACAATAGAAATGGACTCCAACTGAGCAATTGCTTGTTTTCTTAATTCATCTTTTAGGTCGTCCGGTGCAGACTTTATTTGTTCCTCAATTGAGGCTATTTTTCCTTCTATTATACTCTGGACATTTAAATTTGTCAACCCTGGGAGAGAAGGTAAACCAAGTGCGTCCCATATTTCATCAAACTTATCTATCAGGCCACCAAATGCTCCGTGGAGAATTGCCAATGCACCTTTATTTAATTGTGTCATTACATATTCCCATACTGCCTCTGCTTTCATATCTGCAGATTCTAATCCATAAGTACCATCAAATGATTTATAAATATCTGGTAATATGGGATAGAATGTCTCTACTTCATCCACAAATTGTTGTTTAATAGTACCTTTATATGCAGGGTCAGAGAATAATTTTACAACATCTACTGATATTCCAAAAGGTGGTACGGGTACAGCAAAAGAAATAGGTAATACACTATTAATTATTTCCATAAATTTGGTTTGAATAAAAAGATGATATTCTTCTATCATCGCATTAATTCTTTTTTCCCATTCTACTTCTGGAATTTCTAATGTACCAAATACTGGCTTAGAAATAGAAACAGGAAAATTACCCAAGACGGATTCTATATCATCTAATATATCTCTAACCTTTTGTGCTTCTTCAGGAAGTCCTGCCAATTCTAAAGTTGCAATAGAATTTGTAATCTGATTAAAT